CATCGACGAATCCATGGCCTATTTGCTCTATAAATCTAGTAGGCGGAGTACCACCTGAACCAGATCCAGTTGCCTCCTGTACGCTTTCTCCGTCAGGCTGAACCTCAAAAACAAAGTAGCCGTCAGTGACTTGAGCGTAAATTATTCCACCTATCCATCCGTCTTCTCCTCTAAATCGAGATTCGGCAAAATACCCTACGGCGAGCAAGTCCCCACTAGAGTCCATATCGCACTTATAAACATAAGTATTGAAAATACCCCTAGTCTGCAAGGATGCTCTATCAATGTGTCTCTGCTTAAAAGCCATTAGTTACCTCCAACGGTCTCAGGCTTTGTTACATCAAAATTAATAAGTCTGGTTTCTATTCGGCTATTGCTAGTAGTTATTGTTATTTTTACTTGCTGCCAAGAGCCGCTAACTGTAGAAGTTTGACCTCTAACCCTGTAACTAATTATGTTTTGATCTAGATTTAAGCTATCAGATACTAGTGAAAGCCTATTGTCTACCTCGATTGTATATGTATCAATTGTCTCACCTAAATCTAAATATGAAATATAATTTTCAGAATAATCATTCTGATCGCCCACAAATAAATTTTTCGTATCGCATGAGTTAGGTGGATGAGATGGCTCATCGTAAAACCTATTCCACTCTTGATAACGCATAGTATTACCTCGCCCCGTTGCCATCCTAGAGGGGTAAGAAACCTCTTGTGCTCTTTCTTTAACTGAAATAGAAAACGCTCCAGAAAGAGAGGCATTTGCTTGCGCCAACAATTGAGGCGGAACAGCTTTGTTAAAATCTGGAATTAATTTTACGGCTAGATTGGTGACAAAACACTCGCCAAAACGAGGGTTTACGTTAGTGGGAGAATTGGGGTCGGGACTTTCTTCGAAGTTATAACCCGTGCAAAGGTTTCTACCCTCAAACTCATACGCCATAGACTCTAAGCGTCTTAAAGCTAGAACCAAATCAGAAGGAGTAGGGTTAACAGTAAGCCCGCTTATCCTCATTCGAGAATAGGCGTCATTTATGTAATCAATCTTTGTTGCCATTTAGCCAGCCCTTAACAGTATTAACTAGGCTGGATTTATCTTCTGTCTCTTCTTCTATTTCTTCAGGCAGCTCAATTTGAGGTTCAACCTCTTTAATAACTACCTTTCGAGGCTCTTCTAAGCTTGTAGACCAGCCGCTTTGTAAAAAAGAGTACAATGCAGAAGTCTGAACTTTCTTGCTTTCAATAGAACCATCTTCGCTCTTGCGATAAAGAATAACAGCCATAATAAATCCAGTTAAATTAAAAAGGGAGGGCGAACCCTCCCGATTTACTATTAAGGAATAGTTACACCGATACCAACGTCTTGAGGCTTGGCAATTGTGATGCCGTACCAAACGAATAAACGGTATCTGAAGCTCATGTTGGTTAGATTTGCATCGTAAACCATGTAAGCAGTTTGACCGTTAGACATTGTTTCAGTAATTACCTGCATACCATCGTACTGCTTGAATAGCTCGACAGGGATGGTTCCAGAAATAACTTCAATTGCGTCTTTGTTCCAGAAAAGGTTGGCTTTCTGATCGCCAGCCGCGCCAAAGTCATTTAGAACATTAACATTAACACCGTCAGGAATAGCGCCGTTAGTGTTTGTTTTGTTTACAACATTGCCGTAAGCCTGCTCTAACGCAGTAAGAGTGGCGTCATTTACACCAATAGGCTTAGGATAGATGCGAATAGTGTTTGCAGCTGAAATATCTTTGCCCACTACAGTAAATGTCATTAGTTCGTTTGTTTCGTTCTTGTCAGCACGACCCACAGACTCTACAGTGTCAAAAGATATCTTATCGCCTACGTTAAACGCAGCGCTAGAAGCCACAACAACATCAGCAGAGCGATAATCAACGTTAGTCACCTGACCATTAACAGTGTCAACTGAGCCACCTTCAGGAGCAAAGCTTTGATCGCCTACTACAGTGCTGCCGCCACTTGTGTTATTGACAATATTAGGCAAGAAAGACTCGGTGTAAACGTCAAACTCAGCAACGTTATTGGCAACCTGACCAGTCTCCCATGTTACGGTAGGCATACCTTGAACAGTTTGACGGCCAGCTAATTCGTTAGCAAAAGTCTTATTGTCTCGATCATTTAATAGAAAGCAGCGATCACCCTTAATTGATTGACGCTGATTCATAATTACTTGACCTTCAGCTAAAAAGTCAAAACCACTAGTGCTAGTAGCTGCTGATTGAGTAAAAAACATAGATCCTTGTAAGACAGCGCGATCCGTAATGCGTTTGTTTTGCTCGGTGACCTGCTGCATTGCAGACTGCTTACCAGCTCTTTCCCAGAAAGTCATGTCGCGCAAGTCATCGGCGCGCTGTAGGATAAAATCGCCTACAGGCTCTTCTAAGATAGATGGGTAAGTTTCTTCAATGATGTCTTGCTCTTGACCGGTCAAGTCCCAGCCTTCTAATACAGGGCGATGCTGTTGAACAGGACGCCACACAACGTTATTAGCATTTTGCATCATTTTTTCATCTGGTTCGATTTGATCACACAAATCTACCATTTTGTTTTGGTGCTCGTAGGTTTCGATAAAATTCTCGAACATTACCTCGGCAATTTTTCCAGTTTGTGCCATTTTGAATTACCTCTAATTCCAAGTTTTTACATTTATCCCCGCTCGCCTTGCTTCTTGACGGATGGTAAAAGCTTTTTGTGCATCCTTCTTTTTAGTGGCTTCGTCATAAGCTTTTTTTAACTTAGACTCACCTTTAGAGGGAGCATCACCGCCTTTAACTCTAGCCGCTGGCTTTGGGGCTTTCGATGATATTTTTGAGACTTGCTTACCGTTTAACCGGCCTTTTAGTTCTCCCAAGTACATACTTGCCTGAATACCATTGGGATCTGATAAAAGCTTAGAAATTAAAACTGCTCTGGCTTCTTCGTTAATCCCTAGGTGATGTGCTACTTTTGCAGAGCCTTTGCCTAAATTAGCTAAAAGACTATCTGTAACCGCATCGCCTTGGCTTGGCATTACTGACTCAATAGCTTGTCTAAGCTTTGTATCGCCAGCTCTGTATACTTCGGGAGGAACATTGTGCTCGGCTATGACCTCAGCAACTTCCTCATAATGGGCGTCAACCCTATCAGACAAGTCCTTTCTAGCTTGCTCCTGTAATTGCGCTTGTTGCGCCGCTTTAAAAGTAGCGTCAAGCCTAGAGTCAAGCCGATAGTCTTGGTATTTCTCAAAAGCCTTCTCGTAATCCTCATCACTATCAAAAGAATAGCGGTCTGGTCTACTAAGCTCTTGAGCAGGAGAGATAACGTTTTGCTGAGCAGCCAATAAAGCTTCTAGCTGAGCTATTTTCTCATCCTTTTCCTGCGATTCACTTGTAAGCTCTTTAACTCGCCCCTTTAGTTCAGTTCTCTGTTTTTGAACTCCGTGAGCGATACGTTTATAGTCAACCTCAGTATCTGATTGAGACTCTTTAGAATCTCCCTTTAACCAATCCTCTTGCTCTTCGGTTGATTCTTCCTCGGTTTCAGCTTCTTCTGTTTCGCTTACTTCCTCAGTGCTTTCAACCTCTTCCACTTCTGGTTCCGTTTCTACCGTCTCGACTTCTTCAACTGATTTGGTTTCTACTTCTGTTTCAGTGGCGTTCTCAGCCTTTAGATCTGCTAAAGTTTTCATATCATTTACTCTTGATTTGAGATAACCCTAAATGCGTTAGGTGCGCCGTCCTTTTTATACCTGTTAGACTCAGTGACTTAATTTTATAATAAGTAGTTGTTTTTAGTAATCTCATTATATAAAATGACATAGATGCCATAGGTGATATATAGGAGATCAAAGTGATAGAAGACAGCAAGCTAGCTACGTTTACAGCTCAAGAGCTATCAAAAAAACCAGCAAAAGTTTATAAAGCCTGCTCAAAGTACGGAAAGGTTTTAATTAAACACACTCAATACCCAGAGCTAACTTTTGAACTAATTTCTAGAGAATCTGGATACAACTTTAAAACAGGAGAAAAAAGTGAAAGTTTCTAACCGAAGAAGCGGCCTAGCTATCAAAGATGTAAGAAAGCTAAAAAGAGGGCATATAGAGATACAAAAAGGCTATGTTGTTTTGGATGGAAAAGAATACAACGTTGAAGAACCTGTTTTGATTAACGCTGGAAGGCTAGAATCTAATACCGTTTATAATGTCTATCTGGTTATTGAAAAAGAAGAAATAAATCCGCTAGTGACAAAAGAAAAAATATCTAAAAGAAACTACGTACAACTAGGTAGTAAAAGGACAGAAAAAAAGTCTGTATTAAAATTCTGGAGGGGAGCTGACTTTATAAGACCAGAAGACTTTACTTAGTAACCATATCTCTGTAGTAATTCCTTTTGTCTAAA